CTGGAGGACCGCAAAACCTACGGGATTTTCCAGCAATACATGGTTGACCATTTTTGCCGCCTGATATGGGAAGCCTTCGTGGAATCTATTGTGCTCGCCGGGCTCCTGAAGGTCAGCGACTTCCACGGCAAGCGGGAGCGGTACATTTCGGCCCGGTGGATTCGCCCTGGATGGGAGTGGGTTGACCCGTTGAAGGAAGTGCGGGCGTCCAGCGAAGCCATGCAAATAGGCGCCTCCACCCTGGAGGAAATCTGCGGGGCGAAGGGGCTCGACTGGCAGGAGGTCCTGCGCCAGAGGGCACGGGAACAGAAATACGCCGAGGAATTGGGCGTGAAGCTTGGGGAACTGCCGCCGCAGGAACTATCGGCAGACGAGAAGGAGGAATGACATGCCTGCAGCAAAAAAGCCGGAGGAGCGGCGGAAGGAGCCCGCTTTTTCGCGAGTTGAGCATTGAGAGCTCCATCGACGTTGAAAAACGCACGGTGGAGCTCTCTTTTTCGAGTGACGCGCCCTACAAGCGCTATGACTGGTGGGAAAACCGATATTACGAAGAGGTTTTGTCTCATGAACCGGAGGCGGTTGACCTTCAGAGGCTCGCTGAAATCGGCGTTGTCCTGGTCAATCACGACAGCAGAAAGCTCCCCGTAGGAGCGGTTGAAAAGGCCTGGCTGGACGGGAACAAAGGCCGCGCCCTGGTCCGGTTCGATGACGACGCGGACAGCGACGCCGTATTTCAGAAGGTCCAGAAGGGCATCATGCGCGGCGTCTCTGTGGGCTATTTCGTCCACGAGTGGCAGATCACTGAACCGACAGACGGGAGCCTTGCCCGGGAGACGGCTACGAAATGGGAGCCGCTCGAAATCTCCATTGTAAGCGTTCCCGCTGACTCATCCGTCGGCGTGGGGCGCTCTCTTGATACACAAAATGACGAAGGGGGTACACAAATGGCTGTAAAGGACGAAAAGGTTGTTGAAACGACTCCTGACCTGAACGAGGTCAGGAGCGAGGGTTCCCGTGCCGAGCGGGAGCGCGTGCGGGAGATTATGGAGGCCTGCAAGAGGTTTGAAATTGACGCCACGCCGTATATTGACGGCGGACAGACCGTGGAGCAGGTGCGGGGGGCTATCCTCGACTCTCTGGCGCAGAAGCAGGAGGCAACAAAGGTCGGGACCGCGCATATCGAGACCGATGAGCGCGACAAATTCCGAAGCGCCGTTGTGGACGGCATCTCCAAGCGCTGCGGGCTCAAGAGCGACAACGCCGAGCGGAACGATTTTGCCGGAATGAGCTTCCTGATGATCGCTGACAGGTGCCTTGCCCGGGCAGGAGACACCCGGCGCGGTGACCCCATGGCGTGGCTCTCCAGGGCCATGAGCACGTCTGATTTCCCGTACATCTGCGGAGCAATCGCGAACAAGGCCATGTTGGAGGGCTGGAACGACACACCCGAGACGTGGCGGGAGTGGTGCGGCGTCGGTTCCGTGCCTGATTTCAAAGTTCAGACCCTCATCGGCGTCGGCGCGTTCGGGACACTGCGTGCACTGAAAGAGGGGGAGGAATACAAATTCACCGAGCGGGCAGAGGGGCACGAGACCGTCCAGATCGGGACGTTCGGAGAAATGTTCGCCCTCACCCGGCAGACCATCATCAACGACGATCTCTCCGTGTTCTCCGACGTCATGCGCGAGCTCGGCGCCGCCGCGAAACGGACCATTGCGGCTCTGCCCTACGAACTGCTGAACGCGAACCCCAAGCTCGCTGACGACAAGGAAATTTTCCACCCCGCCGTGCACAAGAACCCCGGGACGGCGGGGGCTATCCGCGTGGACACCCTCAACGAAGGGGAACTCAAAATGTCCCAGCACAAGGACATTGGGTCAAAGAAACGGCTTGGCATCACCCCGAAGTTCCTTCTCGCCCCCATGGCGCTGAAGGGGCATGTCCGGCAATTTTTCGCCACACAGCTCATCGGCGGCGTGGAAAACCAGCCGAACCTGTACAACCCCTGGTTCCAGGGCGGCGGTCTGACTCCTGTTTTCGACCACATTCTGGACGACGGGGATGACGCGACCTGGTATCTCGCGGCTGACAAGGGCAAGACCGTCCGGGTTTATTTCCTTAACGGCGTGCAGAGCCCCTATCTCGAAAGCCGGGACGGGTGGACCGTGGACGGCACAGAATGGAAGGGCAGGATCGACGCTGCAGCCGCCGCCGTCGACTATCGCGGTCTGTTCCGTAATACCGGGCCGCAGGGCTAGTAAGGGAGGAGTGAAAGAATGAGCAAAATTGCAACCTTCAAGCACCCCGGCGTCGTCATGGACTGGAAAAACGGCACCGGTGCGGATGTGAGTGTGGGAGACGTCATCTCCCTCGGAACGTTCTGCGGTGTGGCACAGGTGGACATCGCCAATGGTGCGACCGGCCCCGTCTCCCTCTCCGGAGTGTACGAAATCGCCGCAGTCAACAATGCGGCGTTCACGCAGGGGGACCTGATCTATTTCGATACGGTGGCGGAGAAGGCCACCACCGACACTTCCAAGGCGTTCCTTGGCGTTGCCATGGCCGACAAGGAAACCGACGGAACTACCGGATGGGTGAAGATCGGCTACGAATGGCATGACAAAGCCGAGAAAAGCATCACTTATTCCAACACCGGGAGCGCTCTTGAGGCTGGGGACGTGGTCAAATTCTCCGACTTCTGCGGTGTGGCCGCAGAGGACATCGACGCGACGGACGGCGAGGGAGCGGTCTATATTGAGGGCACCTTCGAGCTCGCTTCCGTGACGAATGCCTCTTTCGCCGCGGGTGACCGGCTGTACATCGACGGCGCCGGGAAGCTCTCCAAGCTCAGCACCTACGGTAATGTGCCTATCGGCATCGCCGCCGACGCGAAAGAGACTGCCGCCGCTACGGCATTCGTCACCCTCTCCCGGGACGTCGCGCCCAAGGGTGAGGACACCATCACCTACGCGAACGGCGGAGCTGAAATTGCCGCCGGTGCCGTGGTGAAATTCGCCGATTTTATCGGCATCGCTGCAGAAACCATCGCCGCGACCACAGGAACGGGCGAAGTCTACATCACCGGGGAATACACCCTCGCATCTGTGACAAACGCCGCCTTCACCGCCGGGGACCTGCTCTACGTGGACGGGGACGGGAAACTGACCAAGGTCAGCACGTATCCCTCCATCCCTGCGGGCATCTGCACCGTGGCGAAAGCGGAAGCGGAAGCAACCGCGACCGTCCGGCTCGGCCCCGGAATCCCCAGGCTTGCGACAGCTCAGGGGTAACCCGTTATGACGCTGGCCGAGCAGATGATCGCTGACTCGGCCATATTTTTTAATCTGGCCGAGCACGGCGAAACGATCACGTATAACGGAGCGTCCATCCCTGCGGTGGTTGAGCCGGGCGTGTCCATGACTCGGGGCAACGCCTTCGAGACCATGGACGGCACCAGTTCTAGCGGCATAGCCTGGATACGAACGAGTGACGTGGAGTCCCCCTCAACGGGGGACTCAGTTTTTTTGGCGAATGGCACGGAATGGGAAGTGGTCAGGATTTTGGCCACGAATGGCGGTGTCCACCAGCTCGAAATCATGGGCTCGGAAAACCCGTGGGGTACGTCGAACTCCCGCCGAGTCAGGACGGTGTAGCCATGCCTGTCCGCATTAGTTTCGAGGATGGCGCGTCCCCGTGGCTGGAGTGGGCGGCGAAAGAGGTTCCGAAGTGGGCGGCGTCCGCACTGAAATCCACGGGCTGGATGATGCAGAAGAAGATCAAGGCGGGCATCAAGAGCAAGGCGCCGGGGGGCGTCCCTTATGCGCCGACCATGAAGGCGAAACGCCGCAAGGCGCTTGACAAGGCGTTCGGACGTGAGCCGAGGGGGTCATATCCCGTCCTCGGCAAGCTCCGCAAGGCCATCGGGTACCAGTTCGACAAAAAGCGACTTGAGGTGACTGTCGGCTGGCTCTCCCTCTCCGCAGTCCAGTTGGGGAAACGGCTTGAGGAAGGATTCCAGACGCCGACTACCTACGGCATGAGACTGGCATTCGCCGCCGCCGGGTTCGGCATGACGAAAAAGGCGGCGTTTACAGTGCCCGCCCGCCCGACCATCGGCCCCATGTACGACGCGCTCCAGGGTGAGATTTACCCCTACATGGAAGGCCAAATAAGGGACTACATGCAGG